GTAAAGTAAGCTACTACAAATAAACTATTTCTTTTCTCCATGTTTAGAATTTAAACTAAGTCATAAGATGTTCAAAGTAAAAGAGGGTCATAGACCCTCCTTACTTGTTTCATGTTCTACTCTCAAGGCTGTAGTTATTGCAAATGCAAATGCTACAGACTGCATAAACCAGGCAAACCAGTTGTAATCCTCAAAGCGGAATACAGTACCCATAGTTAGCATAGCCTCAAAGAATACTAAAGAAATAATGGCAATAGCACAGTATTGCACTTGTTTAAGTGTTTTCATAAGTGTTAGTTTAGATAGAGTAATAAGATGTTATTACATACTGGAGAAAATGAGATGCCCTAAAAGGGCAACTCATCTCCATCATCTTGTGGCAAACCAGCCACGTAGGCCATATGGTCACAATCTTCACACCTTGTGTGAAACCATACAGATCCTTGTTGCATAGCAACATGGATACCATCTTCGAACACAGGTATCATTTCAATTTCAAACATGACAGGTTGACCGCAGCTGCAGTCTGGATGCAAAACTTTCTCCATGGTAAATTTTTTAGTGTTAGTAACCTGTGTAGTAAGATGTTCTCTGAAACAAAGGGGGGTGGCCACCTCTCCGCCAGGGGCCGGGGGGTGTTGTACCAATGCCCCACCACACACTCTTGTATAGTATAAAACCCATTTCCGTAGTTGTATATTTCCTTCAGACTTCCTACCTTTACCTTGCTACAGATGAAACAGATTGCCCGGGGGGTTTATTCTTCATTTGTTTACCCCTGGGCTATTTGTATAATGTAGTATATTTGTATCACTCCACTAACAGGTTTTCTGTTAGAACCCTATAGTGATACTGTTGCTATGGAATTTTAACAGTACCAGGTAAGCATACCGTAAGATCTGCTCACTAGATCTGGTCTTTTCGTTATTGGGAAAGCTGAAAGGTATAACCACTAACACCCCCAAGTAAGACTGTCTGATCAACAGAAACTGCTTGGGGTTTTTTCTCCCTGCAAAAATTGTAGGTGTAGCCGGTCAGAGGCAAGTCCTTGCAAACTCAATACCTAAAGTTGAGCAGCCCACTTACGGAGTGGGCTTTTTTATTATCTTTATCCTATGGCTTATATAGAACATAATTTTTTTCCGCTCAAAGTATTTGTTAGAAATGAGTACATGTACCAACATAAGAAAGGTCAAGGTGAATTTACCCCGGGGGTTATAATGTCAGTAAGGTGTATGCCGGGACAAGCAGCATTATTTCAAGTACTCTTGGAGAATGGCGTTATGCGGGACAAGTTACCATCCCATGCTCTACTACATGAACCTAAGCTACCGGACCCAGATCTACCATTCCATTTCTTACAGATATGGAACTGTTTCTCTTATAACTTTACTTTATTGCATTTGTCTTACGTATATGATACAAAAGTTGAGGTATACATGAAGGATCACAAGTTCTATCCTGGTAGTTACTATGCTACCATTAACTGGGGGGCTAATGATTTGAATACAGACTTATCATTAGCAGAAGATCCACTAGAGCATAAGAGTCATCATATCATTTTACTTGATAATGGACAGATAGCATTGCAACCTAATAACAGAATCAAATGGTCTGAGCCTAGCTTTGTAACTAAGCCATTTCCAGAGAAACCTGATTATCTAGTCAATACAGATAGTTATAATTGCGAAGGATTTGATAAATGGCATACAGAAGATTCAGATAGAATGTTCTATGATACAGAATAATTATGTTTCTATTTAGAGCAGAGGTTAAAGTGGCTACGGACCCAAGAATGGGTTTAGGTTTATTTGCTACAGAGTTTATTCCTAAGGGTTCTATAGTATGGGAGTTTATAGAGGGTGTAGATATTAAAGTTCCTATAGCTAAAGTAAAAGAAATGTCTGTAGTCCAGCAAGAATATTTTAACAGATATGGTTGGATAGAAGGAGAATACTATTTGGCTTCATGTGATATAAATAATTTTATTAATCACAGTTATCAAAACAACCTTGATAACATTACAGATGTTACAATTGCACTTAGAGACATTGAACCCGGAGAAGAATTGTTTTCAAATTATTCTGAATTTGATGATGACTTTGATGAATATAAAGATGAGTATATATAATTTTAGTATATTAGTTTTATAAATTTATAACAATGGCAAAGATAAAAGAAGGTACTACAAAGTTGGCTAAGGTAAGAGTGTCCAGGCCAGGTGTTCATGCAAAGTCAAAGACTAGCAAGTTGAAAAAAAGCAAGAACTACAAAAAAAGTTATAGAGCACAAGGTAGATAAAATATATTTTATATATTTGTTGTGTTCATAATGAAAAAGTTAACGGTTAAAAACTATGAAAAAGCTCAGATCAAAAGTCTGGGCTTTTTTATTTAGAAAAGTTTTTTATATTTGTACATGGCACAAAAGTTTAAAAAGAAACCTGTTGTAATTGAAGCAGTTCAATGGACTGGTCAAAATCAGTTTGAGATAATGAACTTTTGTAAGACCTGTTACCTAACCAGTAGTGGTACAGTAAAGGACTTATACATTGATACCCTAGAGGGAGACATGTTAGCCAATGAGGGTGATTACATTATCAAGGGAGTAGCCGGAGAGTTCTATGCATGCAAGCCAGAGATCTTTGCTCTTACATATGAGAATGTATGACCCAACATCAGTTGGACATATGGCAGAAGCTGACGGCTGAGTCAGAAACCAACCTAGAAGCAAGGATTAAATTTGATAAGTATATGGAAGAGCAAGTACAAGTAGGCTTTGAAGAAAAGAGATTGCCTACATTTGGAGAACAGTTAGTAGGTCTAAGTTTTAACCCAAGTGGTGATGAGGATGTACATAGAGTAAAAGAATTAGCTGCAGAGATGGCAGAGATTCTAAAACGTAGATACTCTGTGGATGAGAAGACTCCAGTAAAAAGTTTGTTGTTTGATCATGCAGTGGGAGAGATTCTAAATGCTCAGATGACAGTAGTAAAAGTAATCACCTTAAAATAAACCAATGAAACTACACGGAAAAAGAATACTAGTAAATAAACCTGAGGTAAAAGAATCAGCATTTGAATTGTCTGAAAAAGATAAAGCTTTGCTAGAAGCAGATATGAGAAGTAAGTGGACAGCACTTGATATCTTTGCAGTAGGTGATGAAGTAGAAAGATTTGCAGTTGGAGATAAAGTGTATCTTCAGATGAATGCCCTCAATACCTCAGAAGTAATTGATGTTGAAGGAGCTCTCAAGCTTATGGTGCGAGAGCATGATATTGCAATCACATGGTAAACTTTAGCCAAGAAGCACAAGAGCAATATGAAAAAGTTATTTGCTCTAAAGAGGAGATCAGTGGTACTCCACTTGACGTATCTAGTAGGATTATCATTGTTAATGATGCTACTAGACCAAGTCATTATGGTGGTAAGGATTCTGTCTACGAAGTTTTTAATGTACTAGAAGCTTGGGGATTAGATAAAGATTTCTATCTTGGTAATGTAATTAAGTATGTAGCTAGAGCCGGAAAGAAAAGTAGAACTACTGAAAAAGAAGATCTTCAGAAAGCTTTAGTATATTTACAAAGAAGAATAGACTCATTATGATCTGGTTAAAAGCACTTGCACTTATATTTGGTATTAGTACATTACTGTTCTTTTGGATTGTCATTAATGCAATGACAAGACCTGTGTACAATAAGATGCACAATATATACCAAGAGGATGAGAAAGGTAGAGTTATTGCTAACTATACAATAGGTGCAATGATTATAGTATCTTTTCTTTTAGGTTACATGCTTGGATAATATAAACCTCTACCCTGTCACAGTCCCTGGTTGCTTAGCTAGGGACTTTTTTATGTGATTTATTTTTAGTATATTATAGTATGGTAGAATTCAGTAAACAAGGAGATGTATCTACAACTGGTACAGTGTTATACACTGGCAATAGTAGTACAATATTAACTAAGATTATAAGCATTAGGTTTAATAATCCAGGCGCGTATGATCTTAAATTAGAAAAACTTGATTATGCTACAAGTACTACTAACACTATATATGATCTAAGTCTATCTGCTGGAGACACTTTAACAGATAACTTTACTTATGCTCTAAACCCCGGAGATCAGCTTATTGCCACAGCAAGTATTACCGGAACTACATATTACATATACGGAATAGATTATGCAAGTAGTTGATGCTAACGGAAATGTATTTGGTACAAATGGTCTTGAAATAATTGGACCAGATGGTAAACCAAAAGGTGGTGGCAGTGGTGCACAAGGCCCTGCTGGGCCACAGGGTGTGCAAGGTATTACAGGCATACAAGGTTCAGTAGGAAGTCAAGGTTTTACTGGCACTCAAGGAACAACAGGAACTGGTACTCAAGGTACCACAGGTTCAATAGGTCCACAAGGAGTACAAGGTATAATAGGTACAGGCACTCAAGGTACGCAGGGTATTACAGGTACTGGTACACAGGGAACTACCGGTGCTCAAGGACTTAGAGGAGCACAAGGAGTGCAGGGTCCATCAGGTGGTGGCGGTGGTGGTACTACAGCTATTGGTATACATGCTCTTGTAAAGCCAAGATCAGGTGTAGTAATATCAGCTATGTTAACAACAACTGGATATA